CTTAAAATTAAATCGGCAATCTGAGCCGCTCTAATTGTGCCTGTGCCGTCTTTAACATAAACAGAACACTGCAAAATACCAGTTGTTTGATTAGTGGTGGCAATGCCGATAGGCTGTGTGCCGACAGGCAAAACATTGACGCGGATATGCTCACCCGTTGGCGGATTAGGTTTGTTTTTGTGTGTGCTGTTCGGATAGTAAATCGTTGGCAATGTCGCCTTGATTGCTTCGAGTTTGTCGAATAACGCTAACTCGATTTGAGCTTGACTCATTGCACGCTCCTTACGGCACGTTCTAATTCTGCCAGTGCCATTTTAGCACTCACTCTCACCATGCCGTTTGGTGCTTGTGCGCTGTGTCCGTACTCTAATTTTTTAGCGTATGGTATTTTATTGGTAAGGTAAAACACATGACCGTTTGCGGCTTTTGCGAATGGTATTACATGGTCAATTGACCCTGCACGATTCATTGGCTTAACTGCTCCAGTGTACGGCTGGTCGAGTGTTGCTTGCCAATTTGCCCGAAATAACCCTGTGTCAACTGGACTCATCATATCAACTCGACGACTGATATTAATGCAAAAAGCCGCTACCGCTTTAGCTTCGGTAATCGCTAACTTTCGCGCAAGTCGCTTAATATCGTCATTGAATGACATTACACGCGCCCCTGTACAATGTATAAAATACTGGTATCGGCAGGCTTTATTTCTTTTAACGCAACAATACTATATTGCTGTCCGTTTGTTTCAATTCGTTGGTTAGCAGTCAAAGTAAAATCACTCGACACTAAAAACTTTACATCATGCGCTTGCAGTACAAAATCATTGTTATCTAATGCGTTAAATTGGCTTTGTACTAATCTGATTGTTTCGCTTGTTTGTGTGATTGTTGGCTGATAATCCGTGCCTGTGTTTGTTTCGCTAATCAGCAAAGCATCGCGCCCGTTTTCACGAATGAGACGCTCCGATAATACTGCTAGATTGGCGTAACTGATACCCATTACAACACCCTCATCACTGCTGTTGACGATTCAATGTAATCAGCTAAGGCCGCATTGATAGACCGTGCAATTGGCGCATTAGAAGCATTCGGTTGATATTCTACTTCTAATACATCTACTTTTTCGCGCTTAACCGCACGTTCTACTGTCGCTAATGGGTCAAAACCATTCGCAATTGATAATGCGACAACGTGCTGCGCTTTGACAATGCCGACAGGTACAGTAGCACTATCTAACAAAACATAATCAACATAAACGCCATTACGCGGCCAATCATTAGCCTGTGCGTAATCCGTTTTTTGACCCTTCCAACATTGCGCCTCCATAAAATCAAAGGCTTTGGTGAGATAAATCGAAGCGTTAGGCGTTGTGACAGTTACGCCACGCGCTAATGCAAATGCGATAAACGCATCGTCTGTTGTATAGCCAATCGTTACAGTCATTAATCACTCCAAAACAAGGGGCAATTAAGCCCCTTATTTAGATTCACATTAGCCCAATAATTGCGCTGTGTGTTCAGGTTTGATGTTTTTAACACCCCACGCCAAACCGATGTGATACGTTACCATGCGGACACCTGGGTAAATCGAAACTTCAAACGCAATGCCGCTACGTGGATCTTGAATCGTCATAACATCTAACGCTAAGTCGCCTTCAGCAGGACGCTCAGGCATACGAGTTGCCAACACAATCGCGCTACGGCTAAACGCCATGTTGCGAGGGGATGCGGCCAACACAGTGATTGCGCGAGTAGCTGCTCCCTGCGCTTTACGCAAGCCTGGTGCAGCAAGCGTAATCGTGTCACCGCTCGCAGGGTTTGCACCTGCAAAACTGACAGAAGCAACGTTATATTGATTCGTGTCATTAGCAAACGTAATGATGTCACCAGCCGAAACAACACCAGTACCAGCAGTTGCCAACGGGATCACCGTTTGACCAACCGTGAACGCTGCCGCCGTGCTTGTAGCACTTGCCATTGCTCCAGCCGTAGGCGTGTAAATCTGTGCAGACTCACGAACTTGAGTAGATCCGATAGTTGTTAAAATACCTTGATCGCTTAAATTTGCAGCCGCTTGGTCACGCGCTGAATTGATATTAAACAACGTTTGTAAGTTTGCGCCTGCGTTAGTATCAATCACTAACTGCAAATCGCTAATCGGTGCGCCGTTATCTACCAAAACTTTACGGGCGGCTGACAATGCGGCAGTGTTAGAAACAAACGGAACTGTGCCAACTGTACCTGCTGCGCGTGAAGTTGTTGTATATAGACCGCAAAGGTCTGCTTCCATATCGTTGACCAATTTACGCATCGCTTGCGCCATTTGATTGGCGCGAACAGACATATAACCAGCACCACTCGCCAATAAGTCCTGCTCGTTACCTTGCCATGAAAACGGCGCGGATTTCGACTTAGTAATGACAATTTCTTGATTGCCAATCGTTTGATAAGCCGCTGTCGGGAATGCCATTGCAGGCGTGTTGTCAATCAGTGCATTAGCAGCAGGGACAACGTGAGAACGTACAATTTGACCGACCGCCGCTTGATTAACACGAGCGTCAACAGTGACGGATGGAATCATCCCCACAAGCTCACGACTAACAACATCAAGAGCCGCGTATAAATCAGGTGCTAAATCTGTAAGAGTATTAGCCATTTTTTGAATCCTCGTTAATTAGTGAGTTTGCCGCCTTGTTTGAAAAACTCGGCGCGTGCGCTTTGACTTGATGCGTCAAATTGTGCGCGTGTCATTGTTTTAGCAGCACCGCCACCAGTTTTAACGTTTGCGCCATGACCGCCACTCGATGTTTGAGCCTTAATCATGGTAGCGTAGGTTTGAGACTTCATTACATCAGCCTTAAACCCTTCTAAATCCAATGAGGTTGCACCGCCGTCCTCATCTTTGAAATTGTACTTATCGTTTTCAGGGTCGTATTCCACCCGTTCGCTGATAAGTTTCTTAAATGCTTTAGCACCAGCTTCTGTTGCCAGTGCTGACAATTCATTAACGACCGCATCGCGTGCTTTCTTGATTGTGATTGCATCGCGTTTGGCTAATCGTTCTTCAAACTGTTTAATCGTTTCACCGTGTCGCTTTTCGCTATCAGCTAAGATTTCATCAATCTTGCCTTCGGCTTTTAACTTTTCTAAAGCCTTCTTTTCGGCTTCTGCCTGCTTTGTTGCGTCTTGGCTTTCATATCCTTTAAGTTTTGTAGCAAGTGCGTCACGCTCCTCGCCTTTGCGCTTCATTGCGCCAATAACCGTTACAAAATCCTTATGCTGAAACAGCTTCTTGCCGTCCTTTTCAACTTCAACATAGTCACCGCGAAAACCTTCGGGGATAACATCTAAACTTGCGACTTCAATCATAATCAAAACCTTTGATGTGACGTTATATCATAACAGTTAAAATACTACTTTTGTACGATAGGCGCAATGCCTTGTTGTTCGATCATATTCATAATGTCTTGAGCCTCACCAACTAAAAAACCGCCTTTGATTAGCTTTTCTATAGCCATTTCGGGAGTCATTAATCGGTCTAGCACTAACTCACGAACGCTTTTAACCTCCTCTGTTGTGAGTTTCGTCGATGTAAACTCGCGATTAAGCGTCAATTCAACATCTGACGGCATAAGCGTCAAGCCTTCAAACTCGCCGCAATACGCGATAATATTCTTGTAAGCGCGTTCGATATTGTTAGCTAAAAGCGTTAATACTGCTTTTTCGTTAGCGTCTTTTATTTGAACCTCACCAAGCGTTTCTTGACTCTTGTCTTGCGTGTCAAAACGCCCACCAATCGCCCGAATCTGTTTGGCGTTTTCGTCCATGTATTTGAAGAGTGCGTCGCCATCTGCCGTGAGTTTGAGAATATCCATTGTCACGCCATCGGGTAAGAAGTTATGAACACCCGCCCCCATAGCAAAATACTTGCGGCCATTGATGATATTAAACTCTTCCTTTTTGCTCTCATCCCAACCGCTAGAATATGACGTGTCTTGCAAGATTCTTAGGCGTTCTTTCAAATCTGCACTTACTTGATAACGTGCGTGTGACTTGTAGCATAATGGCGCGATAAAACCCGCTTGAATCGGTAATTGACCTGCAATCATGCGTTCACTTTGCACGATTTCTAGTGGAATATAAGTTATGTTTTTACCGTTTGCTTGTGGATAAACACGCTCGGCTGATTCATAAACTTCTAATCCGTTTTTGTATACTTCTAGCTCTTGCCAGTAGCCATTTTCATCAATACCAAGCTCTAAGCAAACCGTTGCATTAAAAGAAACACCTTTTTCATCTTTTCGCGTCTCATTGTGCTGCAATTTCGAAAAGTTAGTGTTAATCGTCCGTTAATTTTACCAAATGACCAGTCAACTAATGATTCGCGTGGGTAGTGTTTAATAGACGCTTTTTGATTCAATGCGGCTTTATCGGCTATAGACAATTCAACATCTAAACCACTGGGCAACTGGTCATACTCTGCCAACAAAATATGATAGCCAACTTGTAAACAGTTTCTAGCTGTCAACTCTATTGATGCTTGTAATGATAGCCAGTCGCCATCGCTATCATCGACTAAATACTCCATGCCGACAGGCGGCACAAACACGGCAGGTTGTCGAAACATCGCGCCCAATAAATCGTTTAATGTTCGCGCTGGAAAGTCTTCAACCTCAGCACCCATTTTGTATGATTCATAGCGTCGAATCTGCTCTGGCGTATTGCATTCCAGTTGGTTTGGGTGCGGTAAAAACGTAGAGCCTTCGCGTTTTACTGCGGCCTCGCCTTCAACAAATTTACGCACTAAAAACAAATCAGGCGCGGCGGTTAAATAATCGGGATGCTGATTTTTAAGTGATGTCATAGTTGAGCCTTCCTAAATGCCGCGTCATAACTATCTAACGCCTTCATTTGTTTGAGTGTTAATGGCTTGCCATTCATGTCAGTGAATTTATCTAATGTTAGGCCGCCATCTTTGAATAGTTTAGCACGCGTCTTTCCCAGTGACGATTCAATAAACCAATCTGGCTGTTGACGCATCCACGCATCCATGGTTGTCTTGCTGTCAATCTGTCCAGGGTTAAAAATAGACGAATCTTTTCGGCCTGAGTACGTTACCTTGCTCGGTACTTCTTTCACGTCTGCTTGACCCTGTGCGCGTTGAGCATCTGCTTTTTCGCGTCTAGCATCGAGTCTATCATTCTTTTTGTTGAATAATTCTTCTGCTGTTTCGCCTTCCTGACCGCCCACTGCCGCCCGTGTGCCGTCGAATGGGTCAAATCCAATCGGCACAATAGACAAGACAGACCGACAAGAAAAGTGCAAAGGGGGTCTAGGCGTGGCAGGGTCATCTAACTCATAGATTTTGTGCAACGTGCCAAAATGTCGGCAAGTCAATGTTGTGCGATTGTCGAAAGTGGCGAGAAATATACGACCTTGAATTAAATCACTGTTTGCCTGTGCTGCTACGTCACGCGCCGCATTTGCATAGTGATTAGCACCAGTTCTCACTAATGCCTCAGCCTCACGCGATCCCGTGTTTGTGATTAACCCATCTAAATAATTATTTGCTTTAGTGCCTACAAGCCTATTAGTCATTTCGCTGACAGTTGCGCCGACTTCATAGCCTTGTCGAATTGTATTATCAATAATGCGCGTTTGTGTGCTATTTGAAGCACCTGCTACATATTCGCGCCATGTGCCGACCTGTGCTACTTTTGCACCTGCCAACACCATCGGGGCGTTGACGGCTTTAGCTACTGCCGCTTCACTTACTGCTGTAGCTCCTGATAACTCACCGACGATATGCTCAGCTTCATATTTTGCCAAGTCAAATAAATCATTCGTTGTACCATCCCACATTTCAGCCATTTTTTCACTGACAAGCAAACCTACACGCTGTCTAAATCTATCAAAATCCTTACGGCTCATCGTTGGCTCGTAGTCAACTAATGCAGCCTTGACCGCTTTTGATAAATCTAAGTATGACGGCATGATGCGAGATTGAACAATTCCTGTTACTAATCTTGACACTGTCAATTCATGGCGCAATGTGCTGTCTGTAGTGATAGTCATTAAAACATACTCATAGCAATACCGCTTGACGCTGGTTTGCGTACTGGCATTTCATAAACAATTGGATAACCTGTCGCATCGTTTTGATGATCGAAGCCTCCTTGCTTGTCAGGCTCTCCGTTTTTATCATACGCCTGTTGTTCTAAACACGAAACAACATCTGGACACTTACGCGCATTAACCCACAATTTGCCCTGCGATAATGCGCCATTAACTGACAAAATACGGTCTTTAACCCGTGGATTTTGTGCATTAACTTTAACCGTAAAACCTGCTTGTTTTAACAGTGATAT